TAACGAGGAGGGTTGCAAGACTCTCGCTACCACCACGAGCAGCACCAGCAGCAGTTTCTCTATTGTTTTGTTGACCTGTTGCGCCGCCGACTGACGGTTGGTCAAGACCTTGAGGGAAAACCAATTCAACTTGGAATTGGTTAGGGCGGGCAAGATCTCCGATTCTATTTCTGAAATCAAAAATAGGAGTATAGATACTCCCCCCTTCGACATTGTTGGCCATTTTTGTAACTCCTATTTGGAAAATGATTGACTACGAAGTCGTAGCACGGTTTACGGAAGGGGGACCGAAGTCCCCCACTGGATAACAAGTTAGCTCACAACCTCATTGAAGCTTGCACCAGTCCTGGTAGCAGTGAATGTAAGTGTGATGTAGTTGATGGATCTTGTGGGCTTCACGAAGATCTCAGCATAGAACTCTCCACGGTCGATGGACTCAGGAGTGTTGTTTGTGCCATCACACACAACCAGGAAGTCAGTCACACCACGGCGGGACTGGACAGAGCGCATGTAAGGATCAACCAGATTCTTGAATGCCTGACGAGTAAACTCATCATTCAATTCAAAGAGTTGAGTCTTAGCAGCCTCGGCAATAGCAGCCTCGATAACGAGGAAGAGACGACGGACATTGATACGGTCGAATGCCGAAGAATGTGCCAGAGCGGTCTTATCACCGAAGAGGACAATGCCCTCGCCAGGGAATGCAACGATCGGGTTAATGCGAGCAGAATACAGGCGATCTCTGTGATCCTTCAGGGGGGAGTAGGCAAGCTTCACAGCGTTGCGAAGTTGACCTCTTTGGAAACCTGCAGGAGAGAACCAGGGCTCTTGGTTGATCGATGTGCCAAGGACAAGACCAGCAACGTCAGCGTTACAGGGGATGTAACGATACTTGTCGTTATACTTGTCGTAGATGTACTTGTAGTTGTTGTCAAACACAGCGTAGGAGCTGGAAGACAGTTGATCGAAGAAGGAGATTGTCTTGTCAACGATTGTAGTCGTATTGGGTTGACCGATAATATCGGTGCGGTGGGGGGAGACAAACGCCATGCAATCCTTACGGCTAGCAGCGATGTCGATAACCTTCTGTGCTTTGGCAACAGAGTCACCAACAGAGCTCATGCCAGGACCCATGAGGATGTAATCAACTTCCTCGGTCTCGGGATCAGCAAACAGATCATAACCAGCAAGCAGGGAAGGACGATCAACGGTATAACCATCGACGCCACCTTGCAGGTGATACTTGACAGTTGCCTGATTCTTAGTGCCAACCAGAGGGGTGGACTTAGGATCAAGACCAGTGATGTTATCCTGACTCCAAAGAGCAGCATCATTCTTCAGAAGGTCGAAGTCGCGGTTGGTAACGGTGTTACCCCAGCTGCCATTAGCTGTAGCGCTACGATCAAAGACTCTAGCACTCTCATGACCACCCCAGTAGATATACTGGGACTGATTCATCAGGACATCCACATAGTAGAGGGTGTCGCCTTGAGGACTCTTAGCGTCGGTTGCCTTAGACAGGTTGGTGAATTTCTCAAGCAGAGCACCAGGAGTGCCAGTCAGAGCACCATCGCCATCAAGGACGAGGACGTGCAGGAGGTCACGAGTGCCGCCACGATCTTCTGCCCAAGCAGATGTGCCAGGACGAGGAGCGATATTGATCCACTTCTCATCGTTGCCATAGAGACGAGTCTCATAGTCATCAGCAACAGCAGTGAGGCTGACGGTGGCAGAAGCGCCATCTTCAACAACAGTCTGGTTTGCTTGGAATTTGGGAGACTGAGGATTCAGAGAAACTCTCAGCTCACGGTTGATGGATTCGATAGCAGCAGAGGTGCCAGTGGCAGATCCAGGAGCTCCAGCAGAGTTGGCAAGCTCAGTCAGCTCACCATGACCATCGGTATCGCCAGCGATGAAAGCAGTAGAAGAAGTGCCGTCGATTTCGACTTCCAGTTTCTTGTGCTTAGCATCATAGGCAACGATGCTACCAGTGATGTTACCCGAGTCGGCAGTGAAGAAGTTGCCAGCAGTCCAAGATCCAACCAGACTGGAGTCATCCTTCAGAGTCAGGATCACAGTGTAGGAGTAGACCTTAGCGTAGATGTTTGCTGCGCTATAGGAAACCTCGTTACCTGTGGTGAATTCCCACTCAGCAGAGGAGGGTTGCGAGCAATACAGGACCTGATCAGCGCCAGCGTCTGTCATCACAACACGGACAGAGTTGCCAAAAGAACCAGGGGTCTTAGCAGCAAACTTCCAGTTGTTAGCAGCGTCCTTAACGACATTCTCATACTCATCCAGATTCTTGATCAGGGGAGGAGTAATGCCAGTAGCGGTTTGCTCGTTGAGTTGGGTCTTGTTGCTGGTGACGGTCAGCAGGCTAACTGTCGATCCATCAGTGTGAGCAGCAGCAGTGGTGCCCAGGACAGCGCGAGTCACGGTCAGGTCGTTACCTGCAACAGCAGTAACCTGCATGACCTCGTTGTCAACTCTGATGTAGGAGTTGGTGCCTGCGTTGAGTGTTGCAGCAGAGGCAACAGTCAGGGTCAGATCAGCATCAGTGAAGGTAGCACCTTCATTGATTGTCGAAGCAGTGCCAGCGGCTTCGATCAGGGTAACCTGAGAGCCAGCGTCGTGGGACACAGCAGCGGTTTGAAGTTGACCACGAGAAACCACCACGTCGTTGCCACTCACAGAAGCGACAGACATGATTTCAGCATCAACCAGAAGAAGGTCAAGCACATCAAAGTCAGTGGTTGACTTAACTGTCACAGTGGTATCTGTGGCACTCAGAGTAGCGTCGGTAAACTGAGCAGTATCGATAGAGTTTTTGAGCGAGTTGCTCATGGCACGGACAACCCTGAGGGTGCCACCATAGAGCAAATACTGGGCGGCGCTAAACCAGTACTCGAAGTTAGAATCGTTGGGACGACCGAAAATAGCAAGAAGCTCTTTCTCGGAAGTGATGGTTGTCAGTTGCTCGACAGGACCTTTTTCAAACGATCCAACAATAGCAGCAACGTTGTCAATCGTCGCATTCACTACGTTGGTTAGGTCTCTTTCAAGTACGACAACACCTGGGGATTGTTGCGTTGAAGCCATCTGTAAGTCTCCTAGTGGTCAATTTCGGATGCTACAAATATTTAGTAAAAAGACTTTTTTCAGTGGGGAAACAATGCATGAACATACTACCAGTCAGGATATTCCCACTTATCGAATACCCGATTTGTCATACGACTTGCAACTATCCTCAGGATTGTGCAGCGTTTGCATTCATAGGAATATGATGACAATGCAGTCCTATCCTTTCTAGTCCTATAAAAGTCTTCCAATAAATCTTTGACCTTACCACATGACCTACATCTTCTCTGAGTGAGAAATAAATGCTCCAGTCCTAGTTGGTCTTCAATATCCACTATCTATAGTCCCACATGTATGACATGTCACCATACTCATCAGTATGCCATCTATCACCAGCATCATCTACAAAACTGGTATCCTCAAATCCATCGGAGATGAATCCAAACGGTGCCATGTCTGCTTCGATCTGCTCCTTCTGCTCCAAATACAAACGTTGCCTTACATCACTGTCATGCAACTCTTTGAAGTAATCGGTTAATGCCAACCAACTAAAGATAACCAGACACATGGCAAGGTCATCATTACATCCCTCTTCTGCCTCCCATGCTTGACCTCGTTGAATAAAGGTAGTCAACTCAGCGATAATATCGTAGTCGGTGAATACCAGTTTATCAGATTCCAAAAGTTGTTTCAGGTTTGAGCACCCAGACTTCTTAACAGTAACACTCATCTTGACACCAAGTTGTGTCTTAGTGCCAGAGAATCCCTGACCAACAACCTGCCCTGCTCTACCACGCATGGCACACATCAGAAGGTTATCGTATTCAAGATCAAACTGTAAGATGTCTGCTACCTGCCCACCAATGTCATTGACCTCCACCATCACATAAGCGTGATTGTAGTTGCAAGCAACTTGATGGATGACATTTGGGAATAGAAGTGGTTTGATTGTATTGTTTCGATACTTGGCAACAATCTCATATGGAATAGTTGTCGTATCAAATACAACAAAGGCAGAATAGTCTTTAGTCAGACCCCTAGCAACGTCAACAGTAATGACATACTGATGCTCTGGGATTGGCTCTTTCCAGATATCCAATCCAGCACTAGATGTGATTGGATCTTCATATACAAGTGTCTTGAGTTTGCTCGGAGCAATCAGTGTATTTGCAGATCCGAGAAACTCACACTCAAATTCTTGGTTAAACTGCTCGGGAGACGTGTTTCGTATCGTCTGCTCCTTCCAGTTATCGTCTCTACCAGGCACCTCAGACCAGTGGACATCGGTAGTGACATACTCATTGCGACCCAACTCAGCGTCGTGCCACAATTTGTAAAACATATTCATCCCCTTTGGCGTGGAGATGATGATCACCTTTGTAGACTTACCAGAAGAGATAGTAGGATACACAGAGCTAAAGAACTCGTCAGCAATGTGAGTCGGAATGAAGGCGAATTCGTCCAGAAAAATGATATTAAAAGACATGCCCCTGACAGCAGAAGCGGAAGTAGATGCAGCCATGATCTTAGAGCCGTTTTCCAATTCCAGACTGCCTCGGTTCCAGTTGACAACACCTTGCTGCATCCACTTGGGGAGGTTTTCATATGATAGTTGCAAACGCTGAAGCATTTCTCTTGCCGTCGCTGCCTTGTTAGCAAGGATGGCAATATTCACGTTGTCGTTAAACAGCGAATACCACAACAGATAGGCAGTCACAACTGTGGACTTACCAGACTGTCGTGGTAGTTTTGCAATATTAAATCGATGTTCATGGAACTTTCTAACCATGTCCACCTGAAAGTCATACATGTTGAAGGGAATGACGCCCTCATCAAGAGAAACAATCTTGATGTAATGAGTGACGAAATATGCTGGATCCTTACTACATTTAATATATTCCTGCACCTGCTCAGGAGTAAACCCCTGAGATACATTCGCCTTTTTTAGATTAGGATTACCAAGATATACGTCAGGGGTGCTCATACTCAATACCTTTTAATACCTTTAGTGCCAGTTGGGAATGTTGCTTCCATTCCCCAACACAACAGTAAAGTAAAACCAAAAACAAATAGTGTACTAATCATACTAATGTTCCATGCTGTCTGCGGATTTCACGCAACTCTT